CTGGATTAAGATCTGCTGGTAAAACGGCATCAGCAGTCTTTACTGGGTCTGTAACTGGAGGAACGATTACTGCCCCTTCAGATGTATTGTCTTTAACTTCCACGATTTCCTCCTGTTTATTTTTTGGGAAATTGACACTAACTTCATAGAGTTTACCTGATAGCTCAGTATTATCAACAGAGAAATCGGTTTTGGCACTATTAAGTATAAGTTCTAATTGTTTTGAGTGACCATCGGCTGGTGTGTTGACTACTGCCCAATGCTCATAAGAAAAATTACCGGCGATAAGAAACATTTTCTTCTTATCGTAAGTTTTACCCGGTTTATGATCGCATTGACCATCGCCTTCTGTCCAGTCGGTCTTACAAACTGAACAAATGGCGTGATCTGTAGCCGCAGCTACGGAACCTGTTAAGTATCTTCCATCAAGAAATTTTTCAATAGCTTCATCGTTCGTAATACTTGCTACAATTTCAGCATAACCCAAACCTTGATAACTTGGATCATCTAGAATCGTAGTAGAAAGAGCATCGCGAACGAAATCTACTTGATCTTTAAACGACATCGAGCCATTCACGAATTGCTCAAAAGGTTTTTCTAATTCGCGGAGAACATCTTTAACGTAGCTATCTCTGGCATTTCTAATCTTAATACCACCATCAGTAGTATCTACATATCTAGATTCGATAACTCTACCAATAGGTTCGCCTTTTTCATCGTGATTAACGAGAATAGGCTTAGGATACGGTTCAGTAAAAGTCTTTATACCCGCCTTCATTTTATCAGGCAGATAGAACATATTGTTCCGATTAATAATACCCGCATGAGAAGCAGCAATGCGAGCGTGAAGTTTCTTACGTTGCATCTCTACATTGGCAGCAGATGGAGGGTCCATGGCATTCCCGTTAATAGCTTGAGCTTGCGGACCTGGACCTTCAAATCCATCGCGAATTCTGATCTTGTCAGCATCACTAATCTTTAGAGTGACATCATAACCGTAAAATTTGAGATATTTGTCATTAAACATCTAAAAGCTCCTAAACGTATGGATTCGATGTTGCCATTTGTTCTTCACTAGGATCACCTGGATATCTTCTAGTCCAAGCTCTCCTGAAAGTTACATTACAACGATCGCAGTGATACTTGTCCGCTGAATTCTTCTTTCTCTCTGCATTATATCCGCATTTCGGACATTGTATATTAGCAGGCATTGCTCTCTGAGCTTCGCCTACTTTCTTATCTACTTCTGTATCAGGAGGCCACGGAGGATTCGATGGATCTAGAGGTTGTGGACCGCCAGGACCTGGAGGAGGAGGAGTCTGAGCATCTTTAGTCTCACCTGTTCCTACGTCTCTCTTTTCTGGCGCATTTTCCATTCTCTTGCTCTTACAAATACGAGCAGCTTCTGCTGTTACTTGAGAAGCACTCCAATCTGGATTTTTTTGGCGGATTTTAGTAGCTTCGGCATCTAGGCATTGTGGAGTTGTTTCAAACCCATAAGTCCGCTTAAATTCTCTCGGATCATCTGGTGTAGCAGGAGTAGCATTAGTAATAAGTTCCCCGCCTTCAGAAATTTTTAATCCGCAAGTACAGCCACTATGATATGGAGGAACGTCTTCTAAGGACATATTGGCTGTATCAAGAAGAGATCCCCTCTTGCTATTACAAGTCTTACATCCTTCGTCGCATTTTTCAGTTTTAGTAACTTCTAGGTATCTATTGCCTTGATCTCTAAGAGCTAAAGAACTACCTGCTTCTTGAGCTTTTCGCATTTCTACGTCTTCAATAAAATTAGCGCGGAATTTAAGGGTATCAAAAACAATTTGAGTTCTGGATACGATTTCTTCGACTGGTAAGTCTTCCGAGATATTACGTTTAAGTGTTCCGTTAATATCTTCAATCAGTTTATTAATATAATTTTCCGCGCGTTCTCTAAAATGGATTCTTGCTAATCTACAAGCATCCAAGAATTTAGTAGAATAAGCATCCCCATGCTCACTGTATCCTTGTTTAAATGACGCCATCTGGGCAGCTATCATATAGTCGATAGTTGGAGTTATTGAAGTTCTAATAAGTTGATTAACCCAACCGTGATCGAGAACTTGTTTAATAGATACATACGAAGCGATACCTTGCTGAACTTCTGCGAAACGTTCTGACAAGAAGGCATCTTTCGCTTTTCCGCCTCTTTGCTGCATCTTCATCTGAGCTTGTTGCTTAAATATCTCTTTTTGCTTCTCAAATGATTCATCTACGTCGCCTTTTCGGAGTTCAGTAGAAGGATTGCGAGTATTTGCCATAGCAAGAGGAGAGTAAGGTTCTTTCGTAGCCATAATCAGTAATTCTGGCTCTTTAAACAACTTGAAGAAAGTGTGATACCATTCTGGATATTTCTGAGATAAGTCTTCGTCTGAAGCAATCTCTTCAAGAGAAGGAAGCTGAATTGGCTCTAGTCCAATAGCCATTCTACCTTCTTCCCAATTAATAAGGTTCTTATTGAATTGATCGGCATAATGGCATTCTTTCTTGATTTGAGTATCAATATCAATTTCTTTGAACTTCATCCTGACGATATTCTCTTCATCTAGGACTTCTGGACCAAAAGTGCTTTCTAGAAGAAGTTCGTTAACGATATTGTCATTGAAAAAATACTCGAATACTTGCTGAAAGTCTTTAACTGAATCAACAAGGTTACGTGACATATTGTCAGCAGTAGATCGATTACTCGAATCGGCATCACCAAGATCTACTGAAGAAAGTCCAAGGCCAGCTATTACCCGCTTTTTAAAATGTTCTAGATAACCGTCAGCTTTAAGGGCTCTCCCTTCCGCCCCAAGAGAAGTAACTTTATGACGTTCAGTAGTTACAATCGCACCTTCTGAAGGCATAAACTGTATCTCTCTACGCATTACATCGACTTCTCGATTTCCGTGTTCGTCGATACCAGCAGGAATCTCGGTAGTTCCTACCTGGAATTGATAAAGAGGAAAGAGATATTGATATACCAGTAATTCTATATTTTCTTCAATCTTGCGAAGAGCACGAATATCGTCTAGAACTGGAATAATAGTAGGCGTTCCGTAAAAGAATCCGTCTTTTCGGTCAAAGTAGAAGTGAACTACATCTTCTGGCAAGAATTGACGCATCTGACCAATAGGTGTTCTCTGACGATACATAATAAGGATATTATCTGAAGCTGAGAACTCTACCGTTTCAGCCGGCATTGAAAAATATCCAGCAATCGGCGGGATATCATCCCCTGTATTAGGATCTTTACGAATTCTTCCACCTGAAGCATCTTCGTCTCTAACTTTTACAATAAAAGCGTTAGATTTCTTGACTAGAGAACTACCAATTAATCGCATAAACTCTAGAGTAGGTAATTGAGTAGCTCTGGCAATTTGAGCGAAACGAGTCTTGATATATCTGATAGTTTTAGGATTCTTACCAATAAAGGTATATCCCTCTTTAAACATAAGAGCTAATTTCTTACTGAATGATTGCCTTACGTAACTTTCGGTATCTTCGACACGACCCACTTCTGAGAGGTCGTATTCAGCGGGCATAAATGCGCCACGACCGATAGTTTTAGAAGTAGCATAGTTAAGAGCAGGAGAAATTATTCGAGGAACATTAGGTGGTCTTTTATTTCCAGGCGGGATAAACCCGATATCAGGAATGACATCTTTGACTTCTTCGGTGCGCAATGGTTGATTGCCACGAAATACCTGCACATCGTCAGAAAAAGTTTTCAAGTCAGGCTCCTACTATTTAATACTGTTTAATTCTGTAATCCAAGTATTAACCTGCTCTGCGTTTGCTACTGTTGTTTGCATTGAACACTTAAAGGTAACTTTTACTGGAGTAGTCAATGCTGTCACCGTCTTAGAAATATTAGAATCAAGAACAGGATTTCCTGTAGATTTTATCAGTGAACCTGAATTTTGGCTAGTATTACCGTCGGAATTTGGAGAATTCAATGAAATATTGGATAAAGCATTAGAAATTGGAGAACCTGGATTGGAAAATGTGAAAGTTCCGTCATTATTCTTCATAATTGTCAGACCAGGAGTTGAGGGTATCTGACTGATTGCCGTATCGATTCCACTGGTATCGCTACAATGAAGACCATTTTGGATAGCCTTAATAATTGCCGTAACCATCCCTACTATTTGGAGGATTGCTAGTTTATCTTGTAGGGAAAAGAGCATTCCTGTCCCAGAACCCATAAACTTCTGAAGTAATTTCATAATTTCAGATATCAGGCTATTCCAGAACTTATTAACGTTATCTACGAGTCTTTGAAGATAATTAATTAGCGAACTAAGCGCTCCCTTCACTCCTGTCATCATAGAAGTCATTGCTGCTTGAGCTTTATCAATAGCAGTTAAGTCCTGATTTTGGTTAGCCTGAGAATAGCCTTTTTGAGCTTGAACAAGATTAACTTGAGCAACTTGAACGGCTGTAGGATTATTCTGATCTACTGTTTGAGCTGTTGTTTGAGCCCCTGTTAGTTTGTCATATGCCGAACTTACAGCACCTGCTGTCTTACTTGCCATATTAGCGATATTAGATCCGGCCTGTTGAAATCCTTTTTCGATTGTTGACATATTCTGGAATAGGACTGAGTAATTCAGTTTAGAGAGCATTACCTGTATTGAATTAACAATACATTGAAGGGGCATTATCGCCGCCAATAAAAATTTAGTAACTTGATCTAGTAATGCTGTAAGGAATGGCATAAGCAGAGGACCAATTAACTGAATAACCAAATCAAACATGCTACTCAGTTCCAATCCTAGTTGAATTAATAAAGCAGCTAATCCAGCAAGAATACGTTCAAGGTCAGGCACGCATACGAAATCTTGAAGAAATTTTAAAAAGGCGCATATATCTACGTAGTTATTGGTTCCTTTTAGCATTCCAATAATAGTATTTAACGAAGAAAGAGCATCATTATAAAACTTAATAAAAGCCTTATAGAGATCAGTTCCTAAAATAGTAATAAGAGGATTCTCAAGTAAACTTTTCCAGTTTAACTGTTCTTTTAGATTAATACGCAAACTACAAGGAATACACTTGCTATTAAGAATTCCGCCTAAACTATCGTTTGTTCCAGTATTTGTAAACTGATTCGCAAGACGATCGGCTATACTTTGATTTACTTGAGCAGGAGTTTGAGGAGTTCCCCCTGGAGTAAGAGTTGTAGAGTTTGATCCTACCGCAGGAGATCCTACCACGTTAGCGCCATCTGCTGTAGTTCTCGAAACTAAAGCTCCTGAAGTCCCTAAGCTACTTAATGACAAACTATCGGGTTGAACTCCAACTTGACTACCTGATAACGAAGAGGCGTTTGATGTAACCGAAGAACTTGCTACACCTGAAGTTGGATTGTTATTTAGGATCATCTGAGTATTTTTAGACATACTCTGAAGAGTTCCTAGATATGGTGTCATTACTGCGAATACCGATTCCTGAGTAAGAGAGAAATGACATCCCCGCTCAAAAACTTTACTAATCGCATTAGCGTCACATAGATCGAGTGTATTGCGCATTATGTGGCACCTGGAGCACTTTGTCCTGCTGCTTGAGTAGACTTTACTGAACTATTAGCAGCATTAGCCGCAGTAGCAGAAGATGTCTTATATCCTGGCATATTCTCAGGAATAGATGCTGCACCAAACGATATTGTCGAGACAATAGGGTTAAGTGGATTATAAATCAACATCTTCCAAAGCATATTAGCTAACATCTCAAGAAGATCTGCCTGAAATGACTGCATATCTATCGGCTGAATGACCTGAGCTTTTACATTCAATTCAGGACGAAGACTTCCATCGGCCGCAGCGGCAGAACCAAAAACAGGAACAGGAGTTGTTCCATCAGGAGTAATCGCATCTGAAGCAGCTTCTTCTCCATACGCCTGAATTAAATCTCTCATCTGCTTATACTGAGGATAAGTAATGTAGTTAGTATCTGCTCCTGGGAATTGTCTTCCAATTGCCGACATAGCGGCAGCATCTACTCTAGGATCTAATTTAATTACAATATTAGCCGATACAGTGTCTATTTGCTCTTGAACAGCAGCAGCAAGAATTCCTACTGCTCCTGCTAGGTTATTTAATTCAGTAACTTTATTAGCTCCATCATCTACTACTGGGATAGAAATAGGATTAGGAGCTACTGGTTCTTGAGGAGGCTCTACATAATGAATATTCGGCCGAAAAGAAAGAAGATTCCGGCTTTTTGTATCTAATTCGTTAGCCATTAATTAATCCTATACAGGAGTTGCTACCGCATCAATCTCAAGAGAAACATGATTAAAATTATCTACAGGCGCTCCAAGAGGAACTTCGATTCTCAACCAGAAAGGAGAAAAAGTGACAATATCTGAAATATCTGGGAGAGTAATAGAACTACCCGCATCCGTTACTGCCCATTGTTGCTCTATAGGTTGAGTAGCCCCTGCTATCAGTTTCCAGGAATAACTATTAGTGCCATTGACGATATCTTGTCCGGGATTCTGAGCAAAAGATACTACGATATTAGTAAAAGAATTACTCGGATCGTCATTGGCAACATACAGAAGAGTCTCACTTGCGCCACCTAGGCGACCATCTATAGACAATACGAGAGGATTAAGCATACTCCCGTTAACACTGAATGGCTCTACCCCTGTAGCGGCGCTATAAATTTTTAGTCCTACTGGCATTAGATACTCCTAAATATTCTTTCTTCTTGGTTTAGAAGAATGATTTAATTTACTTCCCGCCCATTGAGAAAAAGGTCGAGCCTGAGGTCTTTTGGCATCTTTTTCCCATCCAGGGTAGGACCATAGTTTAACTGAATTTAGATCATTATTCAAATGATTACCTGGCATTTGCTTCTCACTTGAGGCAATAATGCGATTATTTCCCTGAAGTCCCTCGGTTCTAGTCAATGAAGGTTTGTGATCCTCATTGGGATTAACCTTTTTATCAGATTTATAAACCGTTCCACCGTCTTGAAGATCTACGTCTATTTTTTGTCCAAATTTGCCGGCAAAAGCAATACTCATATCGATAGTCGGTTTGCCGAAAGGCGTCTTTGTGAGAGTAAAAGCTATTAATGAAAGCATTACGGCATCTAGTAAGTGATCTCCTACTGTCTCTTCATTGGCTTTATAAGTCGGATTACCGTTAATAGATATGTGATCTATTACGTATCCTGAGAGTTGAGCTTCAAGAGAAGTATCTGATTCAGGAAAACTAATACTTCTTGTTTCAAATCGGCGGACAGCATTTTCTACTAGAAAAGGTTTAGCCGCCTTTTGAATAGGTTGCTTAGTAAACAGATCGTGAATTTCTACTTTTGATCCAAAGTCATATTGCTTAACATTACGTAAAGCTGAATCTGGATGATTGGGTCCTCTCTTCGGATCAGAAAGAGCATCGAATCCTTCTTTCTTAAGGACTTCCCATTGATAACCACCAAATCCTCTATCTAGGTAAATAGCAGTAGGTCTCCAGAATCTATTCATATCTCGAATTTTTTCACAGGCGGCGGATTGATTCCAACCTTCCTTTGATACTATTGCTTTATCTACTATATAAAAGTGATTAGCTACTGGATCATATCCAGTAATAGCTATAGTTGTTCCATTCTTTACATCGTTCCAGTCTACACCCATCGTATAGATCCAATTTTCCTTCCAAGGAAGGCTTCTGTATCCAAATTTACCTTTTGCTGCTTGGACGTAAGAGTTCTGAAATACACCTTCTTCTTGCTCGCCAAAGTCCGCAAGAATCTCATGCTTGTATCCTAAAGCAGTTAATCCTTCTTTAAAGGTAGCTTCAAGTTCGCTATTCCACATAGGATTCGCCTGAGAAGGATAGTGAAATTCTTTATACGCCTTAGAAAAACAATTATGAAAGAATTTTTCACGTTTACCAGTTGGAGTTGAACTCATCCAAATAGTAGCGTTAGGTTGGTTAGTTACAATTGAAAGAGCAGCATCTATATCTGACGCACACAATAAATCCGCCTCGTCGAAAATAAGCATATCGCCATGTTGTCCACGGACGGCTCCTGCGTTATTTCCTGACTTCGTGCCAGCCGTAAAACCTTTGATCTCTGAACCGTTATGAAGAGTCAAAGTATAATTAGGAGCTTTTACTGCTCTTTTGATTGAATTATGTAAATCAGGATTCCCTTCTAGTAACTCATTAAGTCTCTTGAATATTAAGTCGATTTGAGTCTGATAAGGAGTAATAAGGATTACGTTAAATCCCTGATCTTCTGCTTTGCCAGGTTTAGTAAACATATTAAAGAGAATCGATACACAGATACTCTCACTTTTTCCACAATTATGCGTTCTCATGCCACAATAACTAATTATCTCGTGACTTGTCGTTTCCCAACCATAAACTATGCCTGTTCCAACTTTTTTAATTGAAGTAATTGTACTAAAATTTTTATCTTGTTTGCTATTCCTCTTATTCCCGATTTTATTAAGAATTTCTCTATGAGAAATAAATTTTTCTGGATATTTTGAAGGATCAAGAAACTCTAATAGTTTAAGTTGGTCTTCTTTCCGAGAAACTAAAACTCTATAAAAAGGACAAGTTGATTTTAACATCCATTCTTTTTTGACTATTGAACCAATTCCTAATTTCCATAACAAGTATTGAAATTCTTTTGCCTTTTTTTCGCTAATTCCAATAGCAAATCCGATTTCACTTCGATACCCGTTTTTTCTTTCAGGTCTTTTGTAATGCCAAAGATAACCATCTCCATTAAAATATGTAGAGATAAAAGCTTCTATACTTTCTTTTTTAGCGGTTAATATTTGACCAAACGTATCTTTATGGAATACACCTACTTCTTTTAGATAAATTGCCAGAGGATTAGGTAGATTAGTTCCACACTTCGTAATTAAGTAAGTGTCAAATCCGTTACCTTTTGGTAATCTATGGGGATTTAATGTAGGAAATAACTGAGTCGCTAATCGTTCTACTTCACTTAAATAATAGATATTGTTATTTGTAAATTTGACTGATTGCTTATCGGCAAAATATCCATCGGATAAAATATAACCTAGTAATTTCGCCTGATCTGGAGATATATCTCCATTCTCCTCTAAAAGAGTTTCTGAAGGTAAAAATTCTACTTGATCTTTTAATTCTAGATCTTTGAGTTTAATCCAACCTTTTCCTTTTACAAAAAAAGGATGTTCTTTATTTACTTTTAAAGTAATCCCATTTTGAAATGTAATTTTGTAAATGATGTCTTCGAATGAGTAGAGATCTGTTACTTGACCACCTAAGATAGTATCATTTTCTTTAATATCTTTAACTCTGATAAGTCCTTTAGGCGTATAAACGAACTCATTCTCTTCTATACACTGTCTTCCTATCCGAAATACTTTTCGTTTTGCGCTACATAGTAACATTGTTGCTTGATATGGGCGATGATATCGAGAGTGACCTGAAATATCTTCTCCAGGATGATCTGCTATCCAAGAATAATATTCTTCTGGATTTTTACGTTTCCATATTTCACTATCTGGATCAATACAGTGCCAGTCTAGATTTTCCGCCGCCCAACGAACAGGATCGACGATGGTGAGCATCGCATCAGTTGTTTCTTCTGAAAGGCCGGCTTGTAGTGCTTCTGAAAGATAATCTTTGGGAATACCTTTACAAGAAATCTTCCATCCTTCGCCTTTTGAGGCGGAATGTTTCTTCTTGTAGGCTTTAACGCAATTAAGACAATCACCAGAACAGAGATTGAGATCCACTAGTTATCCTTTAGAATATACCTCGTATTTTGGTATATGCTTTATTAGCCATCATTCTAGCACCTTTATAGTCATTATGTATCTGATTAGCGATACCATGGCCAAAACCTCTAATACGTGCTCCTCTTCCTGCTGCTTTTGCTCCTAAGGCTCCAGATATTCCGTATGCTCCATATCGAGCACCAACGGCACCAATACTTGCTCCCTTCATTGCCCCGCCCAAAATAGAAGTATTATCCGACATTGCGCCATACACTCCACCGACCGCAGCACCCCAAAGTGCTCCAGCGGCAGTTCGTCCATAACCACCCGTAGCCGTATGAGTAGCGGAAGTATAAACATTTCCGATAGCTCCTGCTGCTCTTTGTAGAAACGATCTAGCCGGATACATCATGACGATTTACTCCATTACCTGTAGTGCATCAAGGCTCCTTCGTTTCCGAGAGCCATCCTTCCTCCAATATGCGAGTTCTGTATAGCCTGTAAGCTTCTTTGTCTTATTGTAGCTGCTGTACCGAAAGTATCAACAAATGGAGTGCCCATTTCAAGATTACGATATCTCTTACCTCTAGCAATTGAAGCTTTGCCTACTCTATATGCTCCATACCCAATAGCAGCAAGAGGAGCAGCAACGTCAAAAGCAGCACCAAGGGCAAGAGTCGACATAGCGTAATCCATACCTATCTGAATTGCTCCACCGATTGCTACACTCTTAGCAGCACCTACTATTCCGTCTTCTCGATAACCTTCGATAGCATTCCAGGCAGTAAAGCCGGCATTAAGAAATCCGCCATGTTTGATAACTCCCCAAGCACCCTTTGCTATCCCCCTAGCTCCTGCTTGACGAGCGAAAGCGGGAAGAGTCTGTCTTAAGGCTCTTGCTCCTCCACGAACTCCTCCACCTTGAAGCCATTTTTCAGTTTCATATGCTTTGCTAAAAGCAGTTTTCTCGAATACACCTTCTGATACTTCTCTTTCTCCAAGGCCCATAAAACCTTGAGAAGTGTATCCGCCTCCAATTTTATCTTTTCGATAATTCCAGCCAAGGGTTTCCATTATGCCTTGCTGGGTAGCTCTACCTATACCAGTTTTCCCAAATCGTTGGGACCAAGAATTTCCAAACTGATAAGCACTTTTTGCTTGATTATGTGCCCAATTTACGTTCTCAAATGCCATTTATTGTCCTTAGTGGCGACTTTGCCACATTCCCTGAACCATTCCCATCGTGCTCTGTTGTAATCTATTCTGTCTTAGAGCGATACCTGTAGATAATCCGCCTTGAGGAGCAATACCCGTTTCCATCCTGTCTAATGCTCTAGCTTCTTGATTATATGAAGCTTTAAGATTTACATCGCTACTAGGAGAAGAGTAGGGAGCTTTATTACCAAAAAGAGCATAGACTCCAAGAGTCGCTCCTGCTACTGTTATTATTGGATGTTCAGCAGCGAAGAGAGCAAGATTCATCCCGCCTTTAATACCAAATTTACTTACTTGATATCCTTTTTTCGCAAACTTTTTTAAAGTGGGTTTATATCCTGCTTTTCTAGCAAGAGAAAGTATACCGGGACCTTTAAACTTTCCTCTGACTAGAGCAGGAGTAACCAGTCTACTAGCAGCACCAATAGTCCCGCCGATTAAAGCACCACGAGCAATATCCGATAAGTAACTTCCGGTATTCTGAGAATCGCTGGTAATCGCTTCATATCCGCCACCAATTGCCGCTCCAAGAGCAGCTCTACGGAAAGTTCCACCAATAGCGCTTTTACCGGCACTAAGTCCGACTCTTTTTCCTGCTCCAAGAAGGGTATCTATTATAAAACTCATTTATTCCTCTACTTTACAACTATTAGGTGAATTTGCTAGCCTGCGTGTCTACGACCGGCTCTATGCGCAGCTTTAGCCGCATCTTTCATAGCTCTCAGGTGATTCTTATTCCACACTACCTTGTCTACGGATACCGAGACTGACTGAGTAATGTCTTTCTTAATCGGTGGTATCATCACAGGTCCTACTCCAAAAGGATTAGTCTTATCTTCAGGTCTTCCATTAACTCTTTCTAGTTTAGCCCGTTCTATATCTTGTTTTAGTCTGTATTCCTTTATAAAAGGTTTTTCAATTCGGCCGGCTGCTATTTCTCCCGCTTCTATCTCCGTAATAGAAATCGGTCTACCAACGACTGACCCTCTTCTTTCAGCGAAACCTTGTAAAGTATCTTTAAGCTGTTCTCTAGTAATAGAACCTTTCTTTGCTAAGAAACTGTAGAATTCGGTATTGGACATACTCTTGAGTTCGTCAACTCCAAGAGTCCATCCTTTCTTTTCTACCCCGCCGAAAACTGATTTAATTGAGGACATTAAACGCTGTAAACCAGATCCGAAATCTGTATTCCCTTTTCTAGATAATCCCGCTAGTCCAGTATGTCTCAATCCTTCTATAGTATTATGAACATCATCAAACCCAGATATTCGATGTGCTTTACCAAAATCAATAATCGCGTAATGATTCTTAGGTACAAGCATCCTATTCCCGAGATGAGTGTCTCCGTGTTCCCACCCTTGAGTCTTCATGAAATCTAGAAGCTCTGAAGTGGCTCTTTCATGAGGTTCAAATCCGTAGGTATTATGAGCCATATTACTCTTCAGAGTCTCTCCGTGGATAAGTTCCATATCCATCATATTCTCTTTGCTGCCATACACTGTAGGAGAGAACCAGTCCTGAAATGCTCTTTGCGCTTCTACTTCGTGTTCTCCTATATCTCCGACTTTTCTAGCGAATTGAAATTCTTTTCCTCGGAAAGAACTTTTCATCTGGAATACTTCACCGAATCTTCCATTACCGATAGACTTAACTGATTTCGCACCAGAGAGAGCGGCTTTGAATTCTTTACCTTCAAGCATCTCTTCGAATATTTCGCCGGCTCTAGTAAGTCCGCGAAGAGCATCCCAGCCTGAACCGAAGTCGGTATTATTTACTCGTTGCTTCCCGTACCATCCATGGCGAAGACCTTCGATGGTATTGTAGTTGTCGTCTTTGCTAGAGATAGAGAAGAAAGGTTTGTTAGAATAATGAAGATACTGATTTAAGCTTTGTTCTAGAATTTCTTGAGCGAGATAACGGAAACCTGATCCGAAATCAGTATTAGTTTTACGAGTTGCCCCTGCTACTCCTTTATGCTCTAGTCCTTCGATAGTATTGTAACTATCATCTTTGCCAGAAAAGAGCGCTCCCGTTATTGCTCCGAGTATACCTAATCCTATTATCGCAGCCTTAGAATGACCAATCTTTTTACCTGTAATATTCTCGACAATACGTTTAGATACAAGAGGATTTCTTATAGTGCCGAAACTTCTCTGTATTTCTATTAGTTTAAATTCTTTCTCGGCAGTCATTCCTATATCGTAGGCAGCGATATCTAGACCTTTAGGTAATTTACTCGCCAGATTCTCTGTAAAAGAAGTTAATCCTTTTAACACTTCGGGATCTGATACGGGGATAACGTTTTCATGTAAATGGTGTTTCTTGATATTGCCGGCCAAATCAGGAAAATGTTTTTCTAATTTCCCGAGAACCTTCTTTGTAAGAGAATTCCCGAATCTATGCGCTGCGTAAACTTGCTTACCTCCAACCGAGATAGTTCGAAATTCGGCAGCTAAAGGTATTTTCCTTTGGACTATATAATCCGCAGGATGAAGAAGCATATTTTCGAGATCTGCTGCTGGGACTTTACTGGGACCCATCCAAACACCTTCTGAAAGAGCGGCTCCAGTATCTTTAATAATTAGATTCCCGTAACCACCCCATTCTTTCGCTATACTTTTTGCGCGAGGATTCCGAAAAAGCTTTCCTCTAGCGACTGAAGGCATAAATGTCTCTTGTCTCTTGTATGACGCTAATCCTGCTTCTTGCCAAGCAGCAGTTGACTCAAACAACTCCCCTGCTGAAAAAGTTTCAGGTAAATGTCTTCCTTGTCCTTTAAAGAAAAGATATTCTTGAGTTCGTAACTTATCTACTCCAATATTCCAGTTACCAAAATTGACATTATGTTCTGGTATCTTGTCTATCCAATGTTTGCTTCCTGGGAGTGTATCGTAGTTATAAATAAGTCTCTTAGAGTTGCCATGCTTTCCCCAATTTTCTTGAACATCTATTCCGGCATAAGCTAATTTGCCAATAGGCCCTTTACTCTTAATGTGTTTAGCTAGCATGGGAGAAACTATAGTCATTTCGTGTTTAGAAGCTATAGCCCTCATCGCTGCTAATCTGGGATATTTAGAAAGATCAGAAGCAATTCCCGAGTATCCCCATAATCTCTCAACTGCTCCCCACCCAAGCCCTACTCCGATACCTGCTCCAGCGATAACAGGGAGTAGAGAGTGACTTCTTTCCTTCTTATCTCCCTGATAACCAGATCCGAAGTGAGTCATAGCCTTACGCATAATCTCGGCTTGACCACCGTGAGGCAATCCTTCTATGGTGTTATAGTCATCATCTTTAGAAGAGATTTTATTGATAGCTACTAGTGAAGCTAATCCTATTCCTATTCCTACTGACCATGGATGTTCTTTTACTAGTTGTGCCCCTAGATTCGTAAGTCTTCTGGACGTTGGGGCACTGCCCGCCGATAAAAATCCCTTTTCTACTTTACTGACTTTACCTAGACCTTGTTTGATACTATCAAGATTCCCACCCTGACTAGTTATTTCTGAAGTGATTACATCTTCTGAAATACCCCACTTCTGAGCTTTACTAATCAGATCTTGATAGAAGGTTTTCTTGTTCTCCCAAGGGTTAGCGCCTGTCATTGCCCTTGCTATCGTTTTATTTTGAAGGGCGGTCTTATTCCATTCACTAGCGAATTCTGGACCTGCTAGTGCCCTTCCAGGCTGCGTAGCGAGTGTTCTGAGAGCTTCCAGAGAGTTCTTTGGTTGTTTACCATATTTCCAGCGGAATACGTCTTCTTGTTTCCAACCAGAGAATTGATATTGACCAGCAGCTAGTGCTTGAGAAGCAGGGAGTTGACCAGGAACTGATTCAAATCCTCTACCTACTGAAGCGTATTTTTCTGCTTGTCTCCATAGATCCTCATCTAGTAAGTTACGGTGAGGTTCTACTGCTTTAGCTATATTGAGAGCATATTCTCTACCAATATCTCTAGTAGTAATATTAGATAATACTGATTGATATCTTTGATGTAGTCCGTGTTTCTTTGCTTCGGCTAGTAAAGAAGGTATACCGCCCGTTTCAGAAGAAATACTTCCGATATTCCATCCGGCTATTTCTTTCTGTTTTTCAAGGACAGAGAGAAAGTTCTCTAGTCCTGCTTTGTTAGTAGGTAGAGTTCGTCCTCTTTCTTCTACTCCTTGAGCAAAAGATAATTTTCCACCGCCGATATTGAAAAAGAGAGGATTATTCTTCATCGCTATCTAGTATAGCATCAGGTGTAAGAATTACTTTCTTTTCTACTGGAGTAGATATTCCGCCTTCTTGAAGAGGAGAGATTGAATCTACGGTAGCCTTTGGATTGATATCAAGATCTCGCTGAAGCTTTTCGATCTTCCGACGGATATCTGACATCTTGGAAGATGGATCTTTATCTTCTTTAGTCTTGAGAGCTGCTTCTTTCTTATACTTCTCTTGTCTATCTCCAACCATTAACTTGATAATCTTACTCTTTCTATTGAGTAGTTTCTCTCGTTGTTCCATAAAAGGAGATAACTGTTTCTGTATAATAGGCTCTCCATTATTAGCAACGCCTACTGCTTGGTCTATGATCAATTCGGCATTAGCTGGTTTAGCTAGAGAGATATTAAGCCGCCGCATCATAACTTCTATTTCGGCTAACTCGTTACAATAACCAATTTCGGTAAAGTTCTCAGGATCTACTTCGTACTCGTTCATATACTGAACTACCCAAGTATTAAGTAAATTCACTTCAACGAGGCATTGTTTGGCGATTGGATACTTTCCTATTTCTGCTAATGGACATCCTTGTCTCAACGGACAAGCAGGTCCAAGACAAGTGAGAGGAATCATGGCAGTAGCTCCAGTAGAGAGCTTCTTCATCACCATCGTATATCGCTTGGCTTCTTCTAGAGTGAAAGTAATCTGAGAGTAATCATCCAAATTGTGATCAATAAATTTAAAGTATTCAGCTCTAGTTACTTTATTAGTATCAGTACGAGTCAGAGCTACTGATTTTTCTTTATCTGCCATTAGGTCCCGCCTTTAAAAGAAACAGGATCAACTATTCGATACTGTTCCAGCACTTCAAGAAATAACTTTTTGATTGGGTCAAAGTCATCCCGAAGAAAGATATCAAGGGACTTCTTATACAAGTAACAATCTTTACCCAGATCCATCGCAGTGCGTACGCCTTCTGTGCGTTGAAGACCTGAGTTATTTAATCTATTCCGAAGTTTCTCTAGAGATTCAAGCAAGTTGTTTGCCATAAGGGGAGTATAACCCGCCGATAAGGAAAAGTCCATTAGGGAGTGAAATTGGAATTATTTTCTATTAAAAGTAGAGCTTTTGACAACAAGTCGGGAATTCAATAGGGCATACCCCGGATAGAGATTTTGAGGAGAGTTATTCTGAAGGTTATTCTGAAGGGGAGCCTATGAGTGCATTAGAGAGGAGGTAGGGGAGGTCCCTTTCGTAGTGAAGGGCCGGGTAGTCATTTTCACTTCCGAGTCATCGAGGAAGGCATTCAACAACGGTAACTGTTTAGTTACCAAACAAGGAGAAGATCATGTATGTATGCTTTAAGTTCTATTATCTAGTGTAGTAGAACTATTGGTGTGGATTATCCCGCCGAAAAGAAACACGAAACCAAGGAGACATCATGTCACGCATGGAGATTACCAAGTGTGTGAAGTCTAATATGGTATCGTTCTCATGGCATGTCATGGAGAGACTGCGTGAAAGGCGGATTAATAGGACGGCTATGATGAATGCCTTGCTGTATGGGCTAGTAAGGCAAGATGCTGATGGGAAGGTAGTAGTAACTCATAATAGAACTAGTGTAGTAATAGCTGCTAATAGTATCGGTTTTGTTGTGTGTACAGTGTACTAGGTAGGGTAGATATTACCCGCCGCAAACAACAGGAGCATGCTATGAGTGGTGTTATTACAACGAAGGACTTGTTCCTACATGGTATAGCCATCATCCATGGATTTGGACTTGGTGTCTGGATTCATTGTGTTCGGATGGTTATTACCCATCATCACACGACGTTCTTGGCGTGTCTTTACAACTAAAGGAGAGTGTCATGTACGAGCTTATGTATGTTGACGGTTCGGTTCTTGTTCCTTTCTGTACGGTTGATCCGACTAAGAAGGAGGAGTTGAAGGCTCTGGTTGGTCGTCTGCTTGATAAGCATGAGACAGTAGTGCTTGCTAAACTTGTTAAGCACGTGAAGGAGACGTATGCCGAAGTGTGGCTGGAGAATGTACAAGAACCACCATATGGGTGTGTTCTTCGATTCGGTACAGCCAAGCAGTTCGATGAGTCCGAGGAGGACGATCCTGAGAGCAGTATCACGATTGAACAGCATGACAGTGCTGTGATTGACTGGCTGAATAAAGAGTAGGCAACTAATAGGATAGGATAGCTAATAGCAACCTTTACTTTGAGGAGAGAGTCATGTCTATCAAGATGAATCTTCGGTATGCATTGTGCTTGTTCGATCAAGGCGCTTCATGCCTTCACGTTGCTTGGAGGAAGGGCAAGTACGGAGAGGAGCTTGGCAACACGTATGTTAATAGTGTGTGGCAGATGCGTTCACTGGCAGTGAAGTTGTTCCTGGCAGGCGAAACTCTCTACAGCATTGAAGCGGTGAGATAAGGAGGCTGTTATGTCTCTTACCTACTCTCGGTTGTTGGTATTCTACTTTGAGTATAGGAAGGCTGGTATGCCTGCCTATATGGCGTGGTACATGGCGAAGTTGAAGGAATCAACTCTTTGGAGGTAGTTATGTTTACAGTGCTTGTTTTTCAAGGCGGGAAACAAATCATGTCTTTTACTGCTAGAACTAATGAAGCAGTGATTAAACATAGTAACTACTTCAGAGAAAGAGGTTTAGCTGTAAAGGTATTAACCGCCAATAAAAATAAAGTAACTGAATCAGTTGGTATCAATGTTGATCGAATCAACTACTGACTAGTGAGTACCGCCGAAGGCGGATGACTTATAGAATAAAAAATAAATTCTTTAATCCCGGCGTGGTCTGCTCCCATTATATAATAGCGTGGAGGGTACATGTCAAGAAGTATTTGACTACTCAACCACAGATGATAGCTTAAAAGGTATCTTGGGTATTATAGTCACGATACCAAATAAGGAGTAATACGATGATCTTTAAGGAAGGATATGATAGAAACAGATACTGCGATGGTGCTCAGAGTAAGATCTATATAGATAAGATAGACACTGAGTACCTAGCTAAGTTTTTCAATACTGCTACGCGAAATGTTCTACGCTGGATTAAGCAAAAACGTTTCAATCCGCGGGATATATCTAGCATTGTGAAATATAAAATAGATAAAGAAAACAAGTAGTTAGTGTTCTTTCCAACCACAGGAGAAGTTCATGTTTACATCTTCACAAGTGGCTACGTTGAATCAAGAAGTAACCCCTGAGATCGAGCAAGTGCTCTTCCAGATGTTGTGTGAGAAAGCAATGCTCGAAGTCAAGGAGTGGAACACAAGCGTTGCTCGTATGTGTCTTCTAGAGGAAGACTGGGAAGTGAAGTTTAATAGCATCATTGATATCCAAGAGCGTATGGCTCGTGGAATGAAGCTGATTCAGTCAGCTAATAAGACTATTTCCGCCCTTTGGCAGAGAAATAGCTACGCAGGATTGGTATGGTCCGCCTTTTCAGGAAAGATTTCTGATAATCGGCGGGCTAATAGTATCCTAAACCATCCTAATAACAAGCAGTTAGCTCAGTGGTTCCAATATCGAGCACGTTGCTGGGATAAGTGGAATCAACTGAAGGATCAATGTGCTAGCATCATTGGTGAGAATACTTGGTTGTGGGGAAAGTATTTCGATTTGGCCGATACAGAGGTAAATAAGTACTTCTGCACAGGCGATTCAGAGGACGTTGACGAGCAGTTCAGCGAGAAGGGTTTGGCAGAGGGTGCTGTGCAAGCCATTGAAATGCTTGAGGAATCTCACATGAAGGAAGAGGAAGGGAACCTCTCCTCTACATCCTCTATTCCCTCACTTTCCTCGGCTTCGGTCCGTGGACTCTGGGATAAGTCAGTTCGCTCATCTCCTTCTTATGATATCACTAGTTGGTATCTTGAGGGAGTTGAGATGGATAAGCAGATGGAAGTATCTTTCTAGTATTCAATAGTTAGGGGATATTTCCTATAGTCTGTTAATAGAATATGTTGTTATATTGTTGTTAATATAATAGGTTAAGAGCCTAGTCTAGATATCCCGCCGAAAAAAACAAAGGAAAGTGCTATGAAAACATTGAATCGAGCTCTACTTGGTGCTGCTATCGGTGGTGTTGTTGGTTCAGTCTTGATTCCAATACAGGTAACAGTTCATATTGCTGCTCCTGTAACCTTCCCAGTTATTCAGGCTGTGAATGGTTATTGCTATGGACATGATAGGAATCATCCAATAGTTGGAGCAGTAGTAGGAGCTGGACTTGGAGTAGTTCTAGTTCCGTTTGCTCCGCTATCTGCTTTAGCTATTCCATTGACTCTTCCATTGTGTATTATTGGAGGAGGAGTGTATGAAGGCAAGATTTAATCCAAGGGAGAAAAACAATGCATAAGGTGATTATTCTTCGCGGAGTAAGTGGTTCTGGTAAATCAACAAAAGCACATGAGTTGTTTCATAGTGCCTGTGTAAACGGAGAATCATGTATCATCTGTAGTGCTGATGATTATATGATTAATGCTTTGGGAAAATACGAGTTCAATCCAAAGAAGCTTCAGCAATGTCATACAGCTTGTCAATTGGTTTTTGTTAATGCATTGATTGATGATGTTAATCTCGTCATTCTAGATAATACTAATACTCAGAAGTGGGAGTATTACTATTATCTGAAGAAAGCTGTAAGTATGCATTATGAAGTCGAGGAGATTATTGTAGGTAATTCTCAAGATGTGGAATTGTATGCTATGCGTAATACGCATAATGTTCCACTTGAGAGTATCAAGAAACAAGCTCAAAGATTTGAGATGTAATCCGCCAAAAAAAAGAAAAATAAAAGGCGGGTTAATTCAATCTCAAGGAGAAATTAATGTTTAATCTAGCTATCTTCGCTATGGGCGTAGATGTAGGACTTATGATAGCAGCAATTATCGCTATTATCTTAACAAGGAAAAACAAATGAGCCTTTGCGTTATTTGCGATGAAGAGGTTGAAGGAACTAAACTTGCTCATAAGAAGTGCTGGAATTCTGACTTGTCAGATAAGATTCCAACACTAGATCAAAAAGTTATTAAGCGATTTCAAGAAGAGGATCTTACTGACGAAGCGTTGGAAACTCTTCATGAAGACGATTGTGAGTAATTAAAAAAGAAAGAAAAAAAACATGAAGTTTCTACATGGAACACGTTCTTTTTTCACGCATAAACTTCCCATTCTTTCATGGGGAGAGGATAAATATATCGGCAGGTGGATTCGAATTGTTATCTGTCAATATTATTTCGAACTTCATTACTAGCAAAGAAAGATTGAGGAACTCATGCTTTCATTCATCAATTCATCACTGAGTGAGAAGTTGAATCAAGCTTTGCTTGTTCTTACTCAACCATTTACAGATCTTCACAATCTGATTGAATTTAAGCTCAATAATCCTGAGCTTATTCAAGCCACAAATGCTCTTCAACGTAGTCGTGATGTTTTGAAGAAGTGCGAAGAGACTCAAAAGGAGTCTTCAAAGGCAAAGAAATGCGCAGTTGAAGCAGCAACAGCTATTCTCGATATTGAAGCTACAAAAGTAGCTGATGATTGGGAAACTGATGGCTTGCTTCATTGTCTTTCTACTCAAGTAGAAAGGCTTTGTCCTGAGCCTTCTGATGAAGATAAGCTCAAGATGAAAGCAAAGCTTGATGAGCTTTTCGCACCAATGATGAACATGTTGAAGGTTAATCCCGCCGATTAAAAAAAATAAAGGCGGCTAATCTCAAACATAGGAGATTTATCCAATGATCGGTGAAGCTGCTGTTCTAGCCGGTATTACAACTCTTGGTTTTACCTCAATCTATAAGAAGCTTCCCCGTCGTATCAGGAAGTTTCTTGAACATCATCCGTTGTTTACAGATATCTTCGTATTGATATTCATGTATGCGTTTTTGGGATTTACAATCCTAGCGCATATGGCAGCAGGTCTCATTGTTCTATTTGTGACCTGTATGCTTTATGTAGCTAATCATCCTGATGAGTTTGGATACCTTACGGATATGAAAGAGTATCTAACTCAAAAGCTAGTAGAGCTTAAGAAGGCTTTGACTGAGTATGGGAAGAATTATCAAGCTAGTAAAGGAGTAGTTGTTCCAGTAGTTGATTAATTCCCGCCAGAAAAAAGGAAAATAACATGAGTTTGTCATATCTATATAAAACCATCAGGTGGTGGTTGAAAGGCTTGGAGCCGTGTATTTTTTGCGGCAAGGATGCCGACAAAAACTGGCCTGTATGCTTTGATTGTCTTATAGAAGACATGAAGCGTGATGAACAGAAGATGATAGAGACATACGGAGAGTTGGATTCTGAATT